GAACTTATTGGACATCGCTGACGAAACAGACACCAATGTCTACGTTGCGGACGTCGGTACCAGCCCGGCAACCTTTACCAAAGTTGTGGACGAGGACGCCAACGAAGTCATGGTCAGCGGCGGAGTTGTTGTGCTCCAGCCCTACGTCTTTGTGTATGGCAACAACGGGCTTATCAAAAATAGTGTTGCCAATAACCCGTTTGGCTGGAAGATTTCTGCCGCCAGCGAGGCAAATGAGGTAAACGTTGCCGGCAGTAAGATTGTTAAGGGCCTGCCGCTAAGAGGCGGCGCGGCAAGCCCCAGTGGCTTGTTTTGGTCGCTTGACAGCCTTATTAAGGTATCGCGCAGCGGCACTGAGTTCCGATACGACGTACTGACTTCTGACAGCTCAGTACTAAGCCCGCAGTCTGTCATAGAGTACGACGGGGTATACTACTGGATCGGCGTCGACAGGTTTTTAACTTATAATGGTACTGTAAAAGAGGTGCCAAACCAGCAAAACCTAAACTGGTTTTTTGACAACTTGAACTACGCTCAAAGAGCCAAAGTCTGGGCTACCAAAAATACAAGATATGGCGAAATCTGGTGGTTTTTCCCGTTTGGCGGCTCGCCTGAGTGTACACATGCCATTATCTACAACGTCAGGGAAAACTGCTGGTATGACACCCAGCATGCACGCAGTGCCGGGTTCCCTGCACGGGTTTTTAAGCACCCTGTGTCTTTTGGCAATCAAGCTAACGACGGCAAGTTTGCAGTGTACGCCGACGAACTGGGCAAAAACGCAGTGCCGCTGGAGACGACGTCGACCAGATTACCACGATCGATAGCTTGAAGTGTGTAGTCGGTATTCACACCGCGATACGGCGCATCCACGTTCAGCGTGTTGCTGATCACCTTGAGGCCGTTGCCAGCCAGTTCAGAAGCGTCAGCTCCGCTCATCCCCGCACCGAATGTGAAGATACCCCATTCACCAGCTTCGGTTGTATTGTCTGTGACGATGAAATACTTAACTTGCCCAGGACTGACGTCGGTCAAGTTGTTTCCATCGTAGTCTTGGACATTGAGCGTGTTGGTCCCGATGTTGCGCAGGTAGATCTCCGCACCAGCAGAGACTACATCGGCCGCGGGGAGCTTTAAGTCAAGTCCTACGGTAGCGCAAGAAACATCTATGAACGTGGAAGCCAAGAACTGATTGGCGACAACGCCGGAAAAATCGTTTTCCCAAGCCAAAGTGCTGTTCGCCGAAAGCACCACACCTGAATAACCAGAGGCCGCCGGAGGAACTGTTTGTTGCCCAAACAAGTCTGTGAAAGTGGAAGTCATGTTAGTTCCTGCCTCTTACTTGAGTTCTTGTAGACGATAGATAATCAGGAGATGCAGTTCCATCAAGTTGTCCAGCAGGTTCAGCAGAGGGCTGACCCCACGGCAAATGGTTGCACGGTTCTCGTTCATCCAACAAGCGTTGTCACTGAGCAAGGTGACAATCTTACCGTCGTAATCGACTTTTTCTAAGTCAAACACACCAATTTTACCGAATGCACCTTGGTAGCATTCGACGAATGTGTCGATCAACTCAACGGAGTCAACGTAGAATTTTTCAAGAGCCCTGTGCTCAGCGTCGCGTGTTTGAAACAAGCGAGAAATCAGTTCGTGTATCATATTATCCGTTGGTACTCAGTAGGGCTTGGTCGCCGGTAAGTCTGCGTTGAGACTCTCGTTCAAGGTCGTCCTTGGCTTGCGCATACAAACCCTGGAACTCGGCAGTGCGCTCCGGACGCTTGAGGAACGGCTGAGCCTCGAGCAACGCCCCGTACAGCAACAACTGGGGGGCGTAACGCGTAGTCCAGCTGGTTTGGTTCTCGTCCGACAGAGGCAGGGGTCTCTCGTAGTACGTCATTTCGAAAGAGAACTCCTCCACGGGCTTTGGTGCGATCAACAGGTGTTCGTAGCCGTAGTCAGCGTAGTATTCCGGTTCGCCTTGATAAAACGGAGAAAACGCCGTCCGACAAAAAGCGTAGCTCCGCGAGCGCAGGAACTTGTTCTTTCCGTCGTAGTTGACGTACAGCAACGCGGTCTCACGCCAACGGGCAGGCTTCTCGATAACAGAGTCCGCCGCTGTCACCGTACCTGTGACAATTCGCGTGTAGCCGAGACCACGTGCTGTGCTGGCTATCCTATTTTCGGCCAACATGATAAACCGCGGAATTTGCGCAATAAACGGCGCGTCGTTGCGTTCTGCGTAGTCTTTGACGTCCTGTATGAGGGACGAATACGTCATTGCTTCAGCGGTCATGGTGGTCTGTTACCGTGTGTAGGGGCTAATGTTCGGCGCGAAATACACCGGAGCATTGTCCGTTTCATTCATGTCGGCTTCCAAGGTCATAGACTGCGCCATGGCTTGAATCATTGTCACGCGTTCTTGCTTGACATCAGGGAGCTCGAAAGCAAGGCGCAGTGCCAGATGCCAAGTGATCGCCTCGAACCAACGGACGGGGACTTCCACGTCGTCGGTGAATGCGCCCATGTCTTGAATCTGCCGATACCGATAGACCTTCAAGAACTTAGTGTCATCGCTCGGCACCGGCCACAGAGTGATCTGAGGCGCCAGAAGTTTCTCGAAGTAGTAGTTGACCGGAGTAGGTGAACGAAACGACTTGTTCGGGAGACTGGAGTAGTCGTCTCTGTTCAACGGCGTTACCGGGATGTCCGTTGTCTCTGCACCCACCCCGGTAGGCGTGGCTAGCAGCATGTTCAACACGTCTACAGTACCGACAGGGAGAACGTAGGTAGCTTGACCAACGACAAGCGACACTGTTTGTGTGTCCACACACCACAGGTTGATCCCGCGGTTAGACAAACTCATCATCAACAGAAACAGGTCTTCTCTTGCCAGCTCAAGGGTTTCAGCTGTCACTGCGGCGGGGTTCTGTCCGCAGCGACGCAAAGCCTTTTCTACGACGTGGAGGAGAGTGTATCTTGTTTGACCAATTGTGCCGGAAGTCGCCATATGCTGAGCACCTAGATTTACCAATAGCATAATTATAAGTCGCTTGCGTACGGAGGGCGTCGCTAATAAACCTGCGACGCTGACAGTTAAGCCGAGCGTCTGCGGACAGTTCATTCGACTTCACAGCTGCTTTTGTTTAACTTACTACGTACGAACAGCAGCTGCAGCGTGTTCACCGCTTCCGCCGCCAGCTGCTGGTTGACTGACAATGTACCGCCAATTGGCCTGCTCGCGCCTACGTCGGCTCAAATACACAGCCGTCATCTTATAGTCCAAGTGCCCAAGCAGCTGAACTACGTCAACGCCACCCTGTTCTTGGTATAGCCAGGCTGACAAGGCGCGGCACTCATGCAGCGTAGGCGGCGTACCGGGTTCACGCCAGAGCCCAAGCGCTGCCTCTCGTACTTGTTCAAATCGGTAAGACAGTGTTGCAGCGCAAAGCTGCTGCCCATTGAGCTTGTGCAGCAAGTAGTCGCTGCTTGCCCCGTATCTGTGGCAGCAGTCTACCACCTCTTTAAGCGTAATGTTCAAAACATCAAGCCCAATACTCAGAGGTATCGCCAACTTTGCACCGGTCTTTTGCTGCCTAACATACAGGTATCCGTCACGTATATCTGAGTGCCGCATAGCCAAGAGGTCTGCGCGTCGTTGGCCTGTTAACAAGGCTAACAGCAGCATTAAGGGTACCCAGGGCTTTGAACTTGCGGCGCTGTAGTCATACATTGCGCGCCACTGCTGAAGCGAGAGCCTGGTACGTTGTACTTTGGACTTTGTTAGCACTACCCTTAAGGCTACATTTTCGTCAACCCACCCGAGCTTTAAAGCCAGAGTCAGCATGTGCCTAAGTTCAATAAGCGTGCACTTGGCTGTCTGAGACCTTACCTCGTTAAATGCTTCTAAAGTCCTGTATATCTTGGCAGGGGTCAACTGACTGACACTTAGACCGCTGAGGAGTCTGCAAGCATGGTTTACATAGCAGGCCTTGTTTTGAATAGTTTTGGCAGCATAGTCTTTTGTTTGAAGCTGCGCCAGGTATAGCTTACCGAGCTCGTCAATACTCTTGTACTTTGCTGAGAACTTGCTAAGCACTGCGTTGATGATCTTAGACACGTCACGCTCCTACTTTGTAAAACTGTATTCTACAAAGCACGTTATATATTGCTACGTGACTATTTTAACGCCTGCAGAAGAAGGCCCGAACCAAGTATTTGATTCGGGCCTTAAGGTCAATCCTTAAACCTTCGGGGATTACATTATGTGGTTAGGCTGGAGCCAGCGTGGTAACAGTTCCGGCGCTGCCCCGGTATTTGAGCGCACCGTTCTCAACGAAAATAACGCCACCCCCGGTGGGGTTGATTGACGGCACGGTTGTGGCGTTTGCGATTCCGATCACCCCCTGACCGGAGCCTGAAGATGTGGTATTTACGAACAGATTTCGGTTTGCTCTAAAGCTGTCGTCGGTGCCGAGTACATCGGCGGCAATGCGATACAGATTCGTGTCGCGCGCTGCCGTACCGTCGCCCCATTCAAGTCGTCCGTTTGCCAGCACTGCCAGTCGAACCAGACTGTCGC